CATTACATAGAAGTATGTAATGACATAAGAGATTATGATATTTCTGTTCTTCCAAAGTTTACAATACAACAATCGGCTTTAGCCCTTCAATGGACAGTAAAGTCTATAAATTGTGAACTAAGATTTGCTCAGAGTAATATCTCTTTACAACATATACACGCACACATGCTACAAAACCTTATAGATGGACCAAACGTACAGCAGAGTCAGTTAAGTGCTGTTACAGAGCTTCTGTGTGCGTTTTAGAGCATGATTTTAATTAGGTATATCGTGTTCTTCGATATTTTTAAGTATATTAGGGATTTCTTCAAGCTCGATCATTTTAATAATTATTTCAGTTAACCCTATTTCTCGACGAACATAAGACATTCTAAGAAGAAGGTTTCTCATCTCCTGTTCATAGAATTCTAACTCTTGCTCTTTCCTTAATTTTTCTTCTATGAGGTCGGTAATTAATATAATTTTACCACTTTTCATATTAATATTTACCTATTATTCAAATTCCCAAGTCTGTAAGTTATGGAAAAATTGTGCATAATATCTACCGTCTTTTATTAGTTGTCTAGCATGAAAAAGTTCTAACGGTATTCCTGAATCATGCTTTAGTATTGGCCAGTAGTAACGTTTTATTATTCTTTCAAGCCTTTTAACATCGGCTTCTAAAGCATCAAGTAAACTATTGTTAAATTCTAAGTCTGTTAATAAACTACTAAGCCAGACATGATGTTCACTAGTAGGATCATAACGTCTAGTCATGTCCCTTGCGTCATAGTATAATGCTCTTATAGGATTTATACTTGGCCTATATTTGTTTATAATATGAGGGAATGTAAAATTACCTGACCGTGTTCTTGATTGTCTTGTAAGTGCCGCATATTCTTTTTTGAGAGCGGCTTTGAGGGACTCTAAACTTTCTCCCGTTTGTTTATCGTACTGTTTTTTGATTTTGTTTGCAAGTCTAACTTGTCTTGCTGTAAAATGCTTTTTGCAAGATTCTATATCTTCTATAGTATATACACCGTCTAGTAAGTCGTGTGGTAATGTATCAGTCTTAGAAAATTTTTCTAATTCTGCTTGTATTCGTACACATATAAAATTAATTATTTCTGGCAAAACAAACTCCAATTGTACAGGATTAACCTGCGTTTACTTCAAGAATTCTGTGTAGTTTGTCTGTCCCGCCGTTTCTGTTAAGTGTTGCTCTTGCACCTTGATGCATGGGTTGTGGCCATCTCCCTATGTCTATCCATGCGTAACCTGAACTTTCTTCATTAAGTGTTGGTGAAAATTCTTTTTGTACTACAGCGGCAAAACTGTAGTAGTAAAAGTTTTTATCTTTGCTTTCGTAAACATCAATTGGATTAAGTTTATGCAACTCGGGCATAAAACCTATCTCTTCTACTAACTCTCTTTGTAGTGCTTCAAAAGGAGTTTCACCCTTATCTATAAGTCCACCAAAGAAACCCCATGTGTGTTTGTAACGTTTATCACTGTTTCGTAATTGCAACAAACATCTTCCTGTGTCTTGTGCTAGAAATACAACTCCTGCGGCGGTTATCAAAGTATTAACCTCCAAAAACCTGGATTGTATGTTCCTTGCCAACTACTTATCCATTGTGTTCCTGTCCATTTGTACTGTTCTGCTGTGTGGGTGTTTTTCATAAAATGAGTATCATCAGCCTTAGTACTCGCATCAAATACAACATTCCAGTCGTCTCCGTCGAATTCTATTATATCATCTGCATTTGCTGAAATACCTCCCCATTCTACAAAAGTTGGTACTATTGATTCTGTGAGTAAGTATCTTTGTCCTGTTGCTTGTGCTGTTAATGTATCACCAGGTCTGCTTACACCTGGGTCTATAATTTTAGTTACTGCTGTTAATGTATCTGCTGGTAAAGTATCAGCATCAACATTAAACACTATATTGTTTTCGTCTAACGGATTAGCAGTAATACTACCTATAACAAGTTCATCATCTTGTGCAGGATCAGAACTAATGTTTAATTCTAATCTACTTGTTGCTCTTAATTCGCCATGCATTTCTATAATGTCTGCCCATTTTGTTGGCGTATTTGATTGTGTTAATAGTGTAGCACCACCAGCCACAACTTGCACTTTATAATTACTTGGTGAAACAATTACTGTAGCATCATCAGGTATAGAACTAAAGAAGTCTTGGTAACTGCTATCAAACCCTAAGTCTGCAATACTAGAAACATTATGAATATCATTAACAATTCTTTGTATAATAGTTTGTCTTTTAACTTTAGCAGGAGGACTAATCCAAATCGGAACAGCAAATGTTAATGTTGCTATATCTAATGTTTCGTCTGTTCCTGCAGGTAAAGTTCTGCTACTCCAGTTTATATCTGTAAGTTCTACTTCAAATATGCTTGTCCAATCTAGTGGATTATCATTAACTTGTAACTGTATTCCTGGATTAAATATTACAAGAATTTGTTCAAGTATTTGTAGTTTTGTATCAGTGTTAGTAGTCCAAATATCAACTTGGATGTTTAAGTTATATGGCACTGGCATATATCTTTGTGTTGTATATAAATTACCTTGTGCAGATGTATAAGCACCTGCTTGTACGTCCCATTCTCTTTCTGCTACTTGATTAGTATCAACTAAAAAAGGATCTTGTATTCTGTCTTTTGCTGGCTGTATGCTTTGCACACTAACTGTAATTTGTGGAGCATTGTTAACAGCATTCTCTGAATTGTTTCTCAATATGTGAGCAACCATTCTTGAAATATCGCCATATCGTGCAGGCACTCTGTTAAGGCGTCTCGCACCTTTAACAATTTCTTCTGTTTTAAAGTTTGAAAAAACTCGTACAAGTTGAATCAAGTAACGTTTTACTTGAGCATCATACCAGTAATCTAAATTTTTACCTGCCATAATTTATTATACGTTTTCTAAACGTTCCATTAATCTTTCTGCACGATTAGTTACTTGTTTGTGCCATCTGCTATCTCTACCTTCAATACCTGCTTTAGCCCAGTCGCCTTCTTCTAATGCTTTTCGAAAGTTTTTAAATCCACCTAGTCTAGTTCTTCCCATATTAAACATCATATTAACCAACACCTCTTGGACTTCTCCGGGCCAATCATTAAACCCTTCTCCGTATAAAGCGGTGCATTCGCTGATGGCTGTGTCGAGATCTTTTTCGAAACACTCTTTAACCCTGTTTTCCGAAACTGGCGTTCCGACTTCTTGTCCTTGCTCAGGATCGGATGCCGTGACCAAGTGACCGACACCAAAGGTTGGATACCCCAGGTGGTCTTTGTAAATTTCATTGACAACTCCTTCATCTATTTTTAGTTGTTCGTAAACTGCTTCTCTATCTAATTTCGTGTCTTTGTTAAAAAACATTAATGCTCCTATGTGTCAGTCCTAGGTGTTACAACCTGACTTAAATTTGTTTTTTCTGGTACTTGCTCACCATCACTGTTTGTTGTAATAGCATCATTGTTTATAAACGATGCCAGTGTCTTATTAGCAGTTGCCCATGTACGTTTATCATCGTCGGCAAATTTAACCCATCTAGTCCCTTTCTTTTGGAACAATCTATGTGGTGAGAAATCTGTTCTAAGAAAGAAGTCTCCATCGCTTGTGCCTGAAGTAGGAAAAGATGCTCCACTACCTACTAGGCTTAACCCATTAGGTGGCGAACCATCACTTGGTTCTATATATGCCTTGTCTGGAGCATTAGGATCAACATATAAATGGCTTCCTCCGCGTATTATTCCTCCAGAAGCAACATCTTTTTCTGCTTGTTCCAATAATGCATCATTAATAATAATTTCGTCAGCATATTTACTAAGTAGATTTCTAAGATCTCCTTCCTCTTCACCAGTACCAAGTATATCTCTGTATTCTTGTGAATCTGTAATTGGACCACACTTAACTCTCCATAAGTGAGGCCACCAACGTGGATCAAATCCTTCTGCTGGTCTTGCACCTTCTTGTACTACATAGTACCTGTTAATTGCTTCATCACTACCTAATAACATATCATCACGTAAATGAGGTAGTTCTAATACATCGCCTGGCATTAATTTTCTGCCTATAGTTTCCATCATTGTTTCGATATGAAAATTAACAAATACTGTATCGTTTGCTAAGAATGCACCAAATTGCGTTAAGTCAAAACCGTCGTTATCTGATAATTGGTATGTACCAATCATTTCAAAAATGTCTTCGCTGTATTTTCTATCTCTATTTTCTAAGAACAATAAGTCTTGTATAAAG